TTTGGTAACTTGGGCCCCAGCTGCTGGAGCGGCGCTTGTTGCTCGCTCGGGAGCCACGGTGGTGTTGTAGATCTTCTTGGAGTATGACTCCAGGTCGTAGCCTTCGGCAGCGGCCATCTCCGCGATTGGCTTCCTGATCTCTGTCCCGCTCTTGAGGTCCTTGAGGATGGCCTGCCCGTTCTCCGACCCTGCGATGCCGTAGATCGCCTTAATCCTGATTACGGCTGCAGGCTTACCCTTGACGGTAAGCAGGACGTTGTCCCCTTCTGCAAACTTGGGCAGGTACCTTCGACTCGTCGAAGTCCGCTCTCCAGCAATGATCTTCTCAATGTTGGACCTTGTATCGCCTGGCTCAGCAGGGACAGGGGCTGCGCCCTGACCTGCCGTGTAGTTCATCTCCTCCGTGAGGAGGCCGGCATCTGCCTCTGGGTCTGGTTCGCCAACGTACTCGTACTCGACGTATGTCTTGTAGCTAGACGGAGTAACTTGGGCCCCGGCTGCCGGAGCGGAGGGGGCGACTACTCCAGTAAGTGCCCCGGCTGCCGGAGCGGAGGGGGCGACAGCAGCCGGGGTCTGGTCGGGCGCGGGAGCAGCTGGTGCCTGGGGCTTCGAGGGCGCCTTCCCTTCGAGCTGAACGTCAATCTGCTCGTTCACCTCTCGGAGTTTGGCTAGTATATCTTTCTGATCCATCGTCCCCTTGCACCCTCTAAGAGGGTCTAGACTCTCTATTTATAACCTATAAAACCGAAATCTAAGAGGGTATATTTATTACCCTCTAAGTATATCCATCTTTGTCAAGAGTAGGGCACATTAAGGTTTCTTATTCTTAAGTTTCCTTATCAGATGGGTGTGTCAGTGCCGGGGAGGCCGGGTGACCCCCCGCCGTACGGGGGTCACTATAAGGCCACGGGGAGACCCCCGTTGGCAAAATAGTGACTCCCTCGTAAATGATGCGTAGCCCTAGGCTATGCGACAGCACGAACGCAAGAGCCCCTATGTTTGCCGTGTTGTGGGGGAGCAAGTGACTCCCTCGTATATGCGGGTTGATCCCGCAGGAAGGCAGGTGTTCCATGTTGGGACAGATTAGCAGGGCGCTCATTCAAGGAGAGCATAGCCACCCACTAGCAGTGGGTAATAAGCGTGAGGGGTCATACGACTCCATGCGCACTAGGTACAACCCAGAGACGGGTGAGCCACAGTTGGTCTTCCAGATTGAGGAGCGCAAGGCAGATGGCAAGGTAGCCAACTACTGGACAGCCATCGTCACAGGTGACCTCATCGCCAAGGTCAAGGAACTCCAGTGGCAGGAGGTTGAGTTGGTAGCCAGTGAGGTTACCTACAACCGACAGACGGGCAAGGTCTATGTCTTCCCGTCAGAGGTAGCCCCAATCGCCAAGTAGGAAGGGAGGGGGAGGGGAGCAATCTCCTCCCCCAAACCCCAAAGGGGTATACTGCAGTACCTGACGAATGCGTTAGATCTGGATACGAACGCAGTTTGTATTGGATGGTTGGCAATGACAAGGTATAGGATGGGGATAGAGAGTGGAGGTTGGGTATTACCCCTTGCTCACGGATGCTCCCTTCTGGGGGTGTCTGGACTCCCTCGTAAGAAGCATAGTAGATAAGGAGTAGACAATGGATTGCCTAGTCTGCGGATGCGCAGCGTGCTACTATCAAGATTGTTGTGACCACAAGAATCCAGTACCACCTTATCAAACAGAAGATGAGGCGTACATGGATTGGTATAATGACCAGCATGCAGGGTATGAAGTGGATAGTTGGGATAAGATCCAAAAGATGAGGAAAAGAAAGAGGGAGGAACAGTAATGTTTCAGAGATGTCAGGTACTCAATAATACTGGCAGGCTATGCCTATATGAGGGTAGTAAGATCCTTAGGAAGAAGAGACTATGTCAGTATCATATGACACTCCTTGTTAGGGGTGAACGGGTCAAGTGGGCGCCCAAGCGCCTGCTAGAGTGGGACTTGGACAATAGAATGAAGCTGGCTGTCCAAGCCGAATATGTTGCCAGCTTAAATCGGGAGGCATTGTGAGTAAGTACGCAGTTATCATAAGCGCCGATGCGCCGCCAACACTGGCAGTGTACCTAGGGTTTAACAATCTAAAGAAACAGATGGGCATAGATACGGCAGAGGTAGCCTGCCGATTTGTCATTGACGGGATTGAAGAGGATATAAAAGTGGTCATGCTAGTGGATGAGGAGGGCAAGCTCAAGCAGAAACCATTGTATAATGAAATGGCATCGGCTTTGACTACGATCTCAAACGCAGGCAATGTGATAGTCGGCCCAGCCGCAATCGTTTCAGATGAGGACGAACATACAGATGGTCTGAGCCTGAATGAAGCGCAATATATAATAAACTGTTTACTTGATCTACCTATCGCTAAGAAGGAGGAACTATGAACGGGCAGTTACTATTGTTGGAAGCAATGTGGGATGTGGTAAGCACATTCATCGGAGTGTTCTTAGCTCTTGTAACATTCACCATATTGGAGGATATATGGAACAGGAAAGACTAGACACATACAAGCTGGCAATAGTCTTTGTATTGTTTATATTAGTATGCTTGATCAATGGAGCAAGCTGTAACGATGTAGATGTGAGGTGCTAAGATGGGATACGATATCTATACAGTCAACTCAGATATAAAACAATCTGAGAGGTTTGCTCGCAAGTACGGATACGCATACCTGTTCAAGTCTCTGGACGGTAGTAAGTTGACAATGGAACAACTGATGAACCGGACAGATGTACCAGATAATTATAGGTTTGATGGAGATCCAAGGGTATACTTCAGAGCTAACATTTGGGGTATGGCTGATGTGCGCAGGTACTTTACAGAGCTCTTTAATGAAATGCCTGAGCACAGCAGGAATGAACTGGCTGAGACATACTCTAACTTTATAGAGTCCATTACTTGGAATGAAGGTCGGCATGTCAAGCCTAGTGAAATACTCAGAGTGTTACAGTCTATCCAATACTTCGGTCAGGATGTTGCACAGACAGAAATGATTGAAGAGTTCATCGAGTACATGGAAATCGCCTCAACACTAGATGGGTTTCAAGTGTACTAATGTATACAGTCTGGAGGGTGGGAGGCAGCCCTCCAGACTTCCAACGCAACGAGGTATGCAGTACCTAGCGAATGCGCTACCCTGCGTGTTGGCTCTTGGTTGGGGGCATGAATGACTCCCTCGTATGTAATGGGAATAGGAGGAACCGTGAGTGATCAGGTGGAGTTCTCAATGGAAGCATCCTTTGGAGACAAAGAAAATGCTAGACTGCATATGTCTGCATTTAGAACTATTGTTGAAGCAAGTTGGCATGTCATCAACAATCCAAAGGCAATACTTAAAGCATACCCAGAGTACTTTAATGGGATCATAGATGAGCTTGTAGAAAGGGGTGAAGACCGAGAAGAAGCATTAAAGCAAATGGGTGAGGCAATTGCTAAGCTATTTGCAATCAATCAGAGACTAGCATACATGGTAGGAACTGAGTTGGCCGAGTGCATTGGGGCAAGGCCAATGGAAAAAGAGCTGATGGTTAATCCAATCGACAGATTCAATGACCAAAGTAACACACCAGAAGAAATGTACGAGGAAGCAATTAAGATCCTTCGGCAAGACCTATCTAGCGATGGTAATGAGAGGAGGAACTAATGGCAGATAGCAAGTGTGATGGTATCAACCATCGGGCAGAAGTGGATGTTGTTACATTCATTGAGCAGCCAGATCAGATATTTCGCACACTGATCATGGGTGATATAGAAACAATCAAGGCCAAAGTACTTGAGATGGAAAGGGACAAAGCACCCCACACATCAGTGTATATAGACTATTGCTGTGAAGCATGTAAGGAGGCGTAAGATGGATTTAGAAGAAGTCCGTAATAAACTAGAAAAAGCAAGAGAGGAAGTAAGCAACGCTTCTGCTTGTGCATCAGATGCCGGTAGTAATGCAACGTATGCAGAGTCCTCAGCTGACAGTGCGTACAATACAATCGATGACATCTTAGATAATCTTAATGATTACCTAACGATTGACATCGACCAGCATCGCATGCTCATCAGGTTCCTTGGCAGAATATCAAGGCTTAACCTTTACCTATACCGTGCTATTATTGATGGCACAACAGGTAAGACATTAAGCAACGAGGATGAGACGAGAGCGCGTGAGACAATAAACATTCTAGACAGGCTTTACAACTTAGATCCAATCGAAGGAGATGGTACACCAAACAAATCATTTGTAGTTGATTATAACTACAATGAATATTCTTGGATTGTCAAGCAGAAGAAGGAGGAGAACAATGGGTAAGAAGGCTAAGGTCCTTAAGACAGGGGCTCCAAAGTTCAAGGACTTGAAAGAGTTTGAACAAGTTATCGTTGTTGAGGGTAGCAACCTCGACCAGTTCCAGAATGTGTTGACATATGCACTACCAGAACTTGGTCGCAAGCTAGCCAGGGTACACTATGAATCAGGCAAGAGTGAACTTGTGAATTCAATCAATCTAGCAACTAGCATTAATATTGCCTTGAATGATCAGATTGAGGTAAGCAACTATCACCAGCAGCGGCGTGTACTCTCAAAGCATAACGGCTTTGAGGACACAACATGGACAACAACAGACAAGTGTAACACCACTAGGACTAGCGATTTCCAAGACTTGTACGAGACTCCAAAATACGAAATCATTGTGCGTGTGGTAGTGCCACTCAAGAGCAAGGAAGAATTGACTAAGCTTGGTGTCAAGTAATAGATGTGCGGATGCAGGGGGTGGGCATATGCTCACCCCCACATGCGCATCGGGGAGTAGCTCAATGGTTAGAGCACTCGGCTTATATCCGAGCGGTTCATGGTTCAAGTCCATGCTCCCCGACCATAGGGATAGGAGGGTTTATGTGTGATAAAAAGTACAATGGCTGGACAAACTACGAGACATGGAGTGCTATGCTATGGATCAACAATGTAGACGGTGTATACGACTGCATCGCCGACTCATTGAACAAACAGATTGAGCAGTTCGTGGATGAAGGGACATGGGATGAGGATGGATACCTGCAGTACGCAGGGCAGTTCATTCAAGACCATTTCTCAGACCACTTCATCTACCAAGGTGGCGATCCTGGCAAGTGGCATGAAGATAACTATGGCCCAGTCAGTGACGCCGTAGGTAAATACATGCAAGAAGCAGACTGGCGAGAGATTGCACAAACATTTTGGGATGAGAACAAACATGAATGGAGGTCGGAGCGTGAGTGATTACAGACACATCGTTGGTCATACATTCGAAGATGGATACGGATATGAGTTGTTTCACGATGACGAGTACGATGTAGATTGGTACGAGCGTGGCTTCAAGATCTATGCTACCACTGGTGCAGGTAGGCACATCCCAGTCGATGTATCTATCAGCTCAGAGACAGCAGATGAAGAGAACCGTGTGCAAGAATTGCTCAAGAATGCCAAGGCATACAGGCCTTTATACATGTATGTACATAGCGGAGTCAGCGTGCGAACCGAACCATTCGGTGACCCATGGGACAGTGGGCAGGTAGGCTTCGCAGTACTGGAGCAGGACTCGGAAGTCGATGGCGAACAGGCCATGATGGAACTAGTCCTTGAAAGCATGGTTCGTGAGTTCGACCACCTACTGCGTGGCAATGTTGTAGGCTGGAAGATAACCAAGCAGAAAGTATGTGACGCATGCAAGCATGTCGAGACAGATGTCATCGACAGCTGCAGCGGATACATTGGCTTTGACTTCAAAGAGATGGACAACCTAGTTAATGAAGTCATCTCAAACATTGAAAAACATAGGGAGGCAGAGCATGCTAGCAGAGCAACAGCAATCGGAAACGATTAGTCTAGACTTTGAGAAGTTCTTGAAATATGTAGACCGCAGGTTCTCAGAAATCTGCGGGCTTAGCATTCATGATGTTGCAGACTTTGACTTCTGGGATTATTACCCAGGAGAGACAGCTAAGAAGATTGAGTATGCGCAGGCAGTACGAGATGCTGCCAGCGCATGCCTAACCAACGCAGCTGAGAGCATGGGTATGGATGTGTCAGGCGTTAAAGAAGGGATGAGCCTTCCAAAAACCATGAAATGCGTCGAGTGTAATCGAGTGTTCGATCTATACAATGAGACCGATGCAGAAGAGTGGGAGTATGGACACGACTGCGAGGTCTAATGATACGCCCTCATGTTGGATACCTTCCCCAACATGAGGGCATTTTTTTTGAAACATGCTGCGCGTATCCGGCTTCTACCTGGCGAACGCGTTAGTTGATGAGCGTGCTCTCGTTCTTACCTGGCGAACGCGTTTTATTTCTGGACGACGGACGTGGGGGAGGGGTCGGATCCGAATGTCCTTGGCATTCTTATACCCCATCTCGGCAAGCCCTTCACGGATAGCTGACCACGCATCCGTCCAGCCCTCATCATATCCCTCATCGTATCCGTCTTGCAACATCGCACTGATCTGTTCGTGCAAGTGATGGCATATCTCTGTATCGCACGAACAATTGAGGACGATCTTCTTGATTGACATTCTACCCCCTGAAGCTAGCTGTGTTCTTGATGAACTCAAGGTCGCACACGCCGGTCGCACCGTTGCGATGCTTTGCAATCTTGCAGCTGACCACTTCGGTTGCAGCCAAGAAGTCAGGGTCAGACTTGCGCCACAGCATGAGCACTAGGTCTGCGTCCTGTTCGATTGCGCCGGAGTCACGAAGGTCGGACAGCCTAGGCTCACCGCTCTCACGGTACTCTGACATGCGACTCAGCTGAGACAGAGCGATGACAGGAACGTCCATCTCACGAGCCAAGGCCTTGAGGCCACGGCTGATGTCGGACACCTCGTTCACCCTGTTAGAGTCCCGGCTTGTCTTGTCTGCACTCATGAGCTGGAGGTAGTCGATGATGATTAGGTCCACGCCCCGGTCTGCAATGAGCTTTCTGCACTTGCTGCGCACCACCGATGGCGTAGCTGTGGGTGAGTCGTCGACGTAGATACCCATCTTAGCAACACGCTGTGCCGCCTGGTCGAGCTCGACGAGCTGGACCATGTCGAGGCCACCGTGTCGTATCGCCTGGATTGGGATGCCGCTAGCTGCTGACAGTAGTCGTGCACCTACCTGCTCTGCGCTCATCTCGATAGAGAAGATAGCAACATTCTTGCCCACCGTTGCTGCGTTGTATGCCATCGTCGTAGCCAGCGCTGTCTTGCCTACGCTAGGACGAGCAGCAAGGATGACTAGGTCTGACTTCTGCCATCCTCCAGTGACTCCGTCGATCTGCGAGATGCCGCTCGGCACACCAATACGAACGCCGGATGTAGCGATAGAATTAATCCTGCCCTGAGTAATGCGCATCAGGTCACCTGCGTCGGACCATCGAGCACCACGTCGTCGGTTGCCAACCTGGAATAGGATACGCTCAGCCTCATCGAGCGCAAGAGTCGCATCTTCCTGTGATGTCTGAGCAACTTCTACAATGCGAGCCCCTGCCTTAGACAGGCTCCGTAGCATGGCCATGCGCTCGACGATCTCGAAGTAGCTAGCTGCGTTTATTGATGTAGGTGTAGACTCTGTAAGCTCCGACAAATAGACAAGACCACCTATCTCATCACGGTGCCCATTGCTGTCAATCTGCTCAGAAACAGTAACCATGTCGACTGCCTGATTGGATGCGTAAACTTGACGGATTGCGTCAGCAACCAGTGAGTTGCGTCGGTCCCAGAACATCGATGGGTCCAGCTCTATGTCATTCAGTACGTCCTGGTCTATGAGTATCGAGCCTAGCAGTGACCGCTCAGCCTCTGTGTTACTCGGCATCGTCGTCTTCTTCATTCTCCTCCGCCTTCTCTCTCTCCCACTCGTAGCATGGCTTCATTCTACCACGCTCTATCCTGTTTCGGTATCGCCCGCAGTACGGGCACTCGCCCGCCTGGTCCCCGTCGTCAGGCCCCGTAGATCGAACTGAGGATGTCAACGCTATCACTGTTCACCTCCAGCTTGGGTGCTTCACCGCACCTGTATGTGAATATACTACCATGAATCTGACCGCCTGTCTCGACGCATCCCCAAATGTCGCAGTCGATGCAGCCAAATGACGATGCG